GCCTTGAGGCATGAAAGTCGTTAAGGTCTACGGCGCACTTCGCAAGAAATTAGGTCAATGCCGGTTTGAGTTTGAGGCTGCAACGCCAGCTCAAGCCTTGAAAGCGTTATGTGTAAATTTTCCTGGTCTTGATAAATGGCTTATTGATAGCGAAAAGGACGGTGTTGGTTATCGAGTAACGATTGGAAAAGAACGTGTTACTGACGACTTAAGTCCTTTGCTTATGCCTTGGGGCGAAAAAGAAGTCTTTAGTATCACGCCCGTAATTGCTGGCGCAGGACGAGGATTTGGAATGATTGCAGCTGGACTCGGCCTTGTCGCTTTAGCTCTTGTTACTGGCGGTGCGGCTGTTTCGCTGGGCATTACAGGCTTTGCTCCAACGGCGGGAACTCTTGCTGCGGCAACGTTTGGAACAAAGTTGGCCATTGCAGCTGGAACGCTTGGCCTTGGCTTGACCTTTATGGGCATTGCTCAAGCAATTTCACCACAGCCTGAAGTGCCGGATTTTGATGAGTCGGCCCAGCTCGAATCTTTTAGCTTTTCAAACGTCGTTAATACGTCAAGACAGGGCTTGCCGGTGCCAATAGCGTATGGGCGTGTGTTTGCTGGATCGGCAATTATTTCTAGCGGTACTGACGTTGATGAGGTGAGGACATGACGCAAACCAAATACATTGCTGGTGCTGGCGGCGGCGGCAAAGGCGGTGGTGGCTCACATACACCCACAGAGGCTGACGATACCCTTCAGTCAGTTCAGTTTGCCAGTGTTCTTGATCTAATCAGCGAAGGAGAGATCCAAGGACTCGAAGACGGCAACAAAAGCATTTTTCTAGAAGACACACCAGTTGAAAACGCTGACGGCTCAAATAATTTCAGCGATTTTACGATTGTTACACGCACGGGAACGCAAACGCAGACCCACATTTCGGGTGATTTTGGGTCTACCCAGTCCGAGCAAGCGGTAAACACAGAAGTTAGTAATGGCAGCCCTGTAACTCGGTCCATTACGGATACAGATGTGGATCGAGTGCGTGTCACTTTAACGATTCCATCATTGCGGATCGTTGAAGACGATGGTGACATTACTGGTCATGAAGTCAGCATCAAGATTCAAGTTCAATACAACGGCGGTGGCTTTAACGACGTAGTTTCAGACACGATTAGAGGTAAGAGTAGCGCCAGGTATCAGCGTGACTACATGATTACGCTCAGCGGTGCTTTTCCTGTTGATATTCGTATGGTGCGTGTAAGCGCCGACGAAACCAGCACACGCCGTGCCAGTTCAACAATTTTTCAGGCTTACACCGAGATTATTGATGAGAAGTTTCGTTATCCCAATGCCGCACTGGTTGGTCTGCGGTTTGATTCGCGGCAGTTTGGCAGCATTCCATCTCGGAAGTATCTGATCCGAGGCATCAAGGTCAAGATTCCAAGCAACGCAACCGTAGACACCACTACTCATCTAGGACGGATTACATATTCTGGCGTTTGGGACGGAACGTTTTCTGCTGCAACCTGGACAAACGATCCAGCGTGGTGTCTGTACGACTTGCTGATTAACGATCGGTATGGAGCTGGTATTCCAGAGGATACGCTCGACCGTTACGACTTTTTTGCGATTAGCCAATACTGCAACGCGCTTGTTGATGACGGCAAAGGCGGTCAAGAGACACGTTTTAGCCTCAACATGCTCATCAACACTCGTGATGAGGTCTACAACGTAATCCAGCAGTTGACTGCCATTTTCCGTGGCATTGCGTATTACGGCTCTGGGTCGTTGGTGTTGTTGCAGGACAAGCCAACTGATGCTCAGTATCTGCTTGGCCCATCCAATGTGGTCAACGGAACGTTCTCCTATTCAGGTTCTTCGCAAAAGTCTCGTCACACGGTTGCTGTGGTGGCTTGGCAGTCATACGACACCCGTGGTGACCTTGAGTACGAGTATGTAGAAGATCATGCTGCTGTTGCTAAATATGGCATCATCAAAAAAGACATCAAGGCCATTGGTTGCTACAGCCAGGGGCAGGCTCATCGTTTGGGCAAGTGGACGCTGTTGTCAGAGCAGAATTTGACTGAAACTTGTGAGTTTGCAGTTGCGATTGAAAGCGGAATCATTCTTCGTCCAGGGATGGTGGTTGATATTGCCGACCCAATGCGTGGTGGAACGCGCAGAAGCGGCCGAGTCAGCTCAGCAACAACAACCGTCGTCACTATTGATAGCGACACCGATTTGTCGGTAAATCTTGCAGCTAGTCCGACGCTTTCAGTCTTGCTGCCTACGGGCTTGGTTGAGACCAAAACGATCTCCAGCATTTCTGGAGCGGACATCACTGTTAGCGAGGCTTTTAGCGAAGCGCCAAACGCAGCAGCCGTTTACCTGATCGACACCACCGATATTCAGGTTCAAAAGTTTCGTGTGTTGTCGGTAGCCGAGTCCGGTGATGGAGTTTATGGCGTCAGCGCGATTGCATATAACGAATCAATCTATACAGCCATTGAGCAAGACATCTCGCTAACCACGCGGGACATCACCAATCTGTCTGGGACTCCTGCCGCTCCAGAAGCTCTTACGGGCACTGAATTCTTGTATCAAGAGGGCCAAACGGTTCACACCGGTTTTGACTTCAGCTGGAGTCACGATCGAATTAACACTAATGATTTTCTTGTTAAATACAAAATAGACAACGACAATTTCACGACCTTAAACACCAGCAGTCCATCGATCACGCTGCGAGCATTGCGTGCTGGAACGTTAAGTGTGCAAGTGCTGGCCCGTAACTATCTGGGCAAGCAAAGCACTATTTCAACAGCAGCATTCACACTTGTCGGCAAAACGGCAGTGCCTGCTGATGTGCAGAACTTGTCGATTGAACCGATTAGCGCCAACAGTGCTCGTCTGCGTTGGGATCAGACCACTGATCTTGACGTAAAGGTCAATGGCCTTGTTCACATTAAGCACAGCAACCTAACTGACGGCACAGCGACCTGGCCTAACTCTGTTGACCTGATCCCTGCTGTTGCGGGCAACTCGACCGAGGCCATTGTTCCTCTAGTAGCTGGTGAGATATTTGCCAAGTTTGAAGATGATCTGGGCAACAAGAGCACGAACGCAACCAGCGTCATCATGCAGTTCCCAGACACACTGGGGCGCTTAATTGTTCAGACTCGTCGAGAAGATCAAGATACTCCGCCATTCCAAGGGGCTAAAACGGATTGCTTCTACGACGAGGGATTAGATGCGCTAATTATTGATGGCAGTGAACAGCTAGATGCTCAGGCTAATTTTGATCTGATCAGTTCGTTTGACACGCTTGGCGATATTCTGTCTTCTGCCGAATATCAGTTTGCTAGTGCTCTAGACCTTGGCGCACGATTCTCGTTGGATTTGCAGCGGCGCTTTGTCACACGAGCGTTTTTCCCTAATGACTTAATCGACTCCCGTACCGCGCTAGTGGACACCTGGAACGATTTTGATGGCACGGACGCTGATGCCGTCAACTCCAAACTGTATTTCAGGAGTACCAACGATGATCCATCAGGTTCTCCGACTTATGGAGCTTGGCAGGAGTTTGTAGCTGGAACGTTTGAGGCTAGGGCGTTTCAGTTCAAGGCAGAGCTGACCAGTGCTGATATCGCCCAGAACATTTTGATTGATGAGCTGGGATATGAAGCGACATTCCAGCGTCGTCAAGAAAACAGCAACGGCACCATCGCTTCAGGCACCAGCACTAAGAGCGTGACCTTCGACAAGGCGTTCTTCACGGGCACAGGATCGCTTGGCGGATCGAACGCTTATCTGCCGAGCGTTGCAGTTACGGTCCAGAATCTTGGTGACGGTGAGCGGCTAAACGTCAGCAACGTCAGTGCAACTGGCTTTGACGTGGACATCTTGAACGGCAGCAACGCCAACGTTGACAGAAACTTCACCTATGCAGCTGTGGGCTATGGCAAGGCGGTTTAACATAGAGGTAACGTTGTCCAAAGCGGGCTAAGGCATGGCTACCCACGACTATGTGATTGCTAATGGAACGGGAGCTGCAGTCCGTTCAGATTTGAATAATGCTCTGGCGGCAATCGTAAGCAATAACAGCAGTAGCTCTGAACCATCGACGACC